AGCAGCGTCGCATACAGATAAAGGTCAGGCGCTTTGGTCAGCAGCCAGTTTGTCTCGGTCGTCGCAGACAGCGACGGTATCTTTGCGTAATAGGTGATCGTCAGCTCGACGCTGGATGACGGGGCAGGCACTAGCTCAAACGCGCCGTCAATGATCGTGTAGTAGCGGGTCTTTCCCGTCATGGACTGCGACTTATACTGCGCAACCTCATTCGGGCCGATATAGGTCAGCGGCTCGGGCGTATTCGTCGCATTCGCCGGCAGCTGAAGCTGGTATGTTTCGAGATAGTCAAACGGCAGATTGATAAAGCCGTCTGTCGTAACCGTCCGGCGGCGCGTCAACATCTCGCGCGTGCGCAGCGTGCGGTTAATCCGGGCTTCGGCAAAAGTGATAAAATCCGGTATCTGACTAGTCAGGTCTTCCCGGTTTAGCCAATCAGCGACAGCCGCTCTCAGCTCAGTATATGTCGTGATTGCCATTAAACCCGGCCCTTCCAGACCCTGAATGCTTTATTGTCAGGATCGTTAGCCCATTTGCGCCACGCAGCCGTGTCGTTGTACCAACCCTCGCGCATGGCCTTCTCGACGACATGCACAGGCACGCGGGCGACATGCTTGAGATCGCCGCGCTCGGCGTGATCGTCAGCCAATACCTTGGCCGTCTCGACGACAGGCTCGACGTCTTCGATCGTCTCGATCGTGAAGTCGCCGAACGGATCGGCTGGATTATCTGTGTGCAGCACCCGGACAACGCTGCCGGTGTGGTCGTAAATGACCCTCTGCGACATTCATTCACCCATAAAAAAAGGGCCGCTCGAAAGCGACCCTTGTTGTCAGAATGGTGGAGATGCTTACGAAGAAGCGATGTCCGGCAGCTTGGCGTGAGCCTTCTCATTGGCCATTTCGAGGCCGTATTCCGCCACGATCATTTTGGTGTCGGCGTCGCCAATTTTGGCAATGTCGACCGTCTGGAACGGACGGTAATACGCGACCGCCGCATATTCGGGATCGAGGAAGAACACAGCCGAGACTTCCTTCGAGCTGATCGTGCGCTTGCGCAGCCAGCGGGAGGGAACGACCTTCACGTCGCCGAAGTCGCTGCGATAGATGTCGACGGTATTCACCGCCTCAACCTTCGACACAGCGATCTGCGAGCCCGAGCGGCCCGTGAAGCTGGAAATCTTCCGCTTCAGGATCGGACGAACCATGCAGACCTTCGGCTCAGCGCCGTTCTCATAGGCCGTCTGAAGCATGTCGTTAAACATGGTTTCAGTCAGCGCAACCGAGGTGGAGCCGTCCGTCAGGGCCGCCGTTTCCGACGCCGCATTCGCATACGACGTGCCGCCAGCGCCGACGTTGGTGGTGATCCAATGCTCAAGGGCGCGGGTCTTGCGAGCCGTGCCGGTCGACGCATCAGAACCGGCAACGCGGGCCTGATTGGAGACAAGGATGCTCTCCATGTCGCGCTTCAGGGCCTTCGACATGATGGCCATCTGATGAGCCATCTCCGACCGCTTGCCGGCCGCGTCAGCCGCTTCCTGCGAGCCGGAGACCGTGGCGTCGCGCTCGCTGATCTGCGTCGTGTTCGACAGGCGAACAGTCGGCTGAGCGGCGGCGCGGGAAAGCTCGAAACCTTCCTCACGGGCATTCGACGTATCAACCGCCGGCAGGCTTTCGGTCTGCCAATCGAAGATACGGTTTTTGACGTTGCGCCGGCCGACGCTGCTCATAAAGGGCGTGTCGAACGGGTCGATGTTGTAGATCGTATTTGAGAGGTCTTCGCGGTTGCCTTTCGCGGCATACGTCGTGAAGTTATTCGTAACCTGTGCCATTTCTCGCTGTCCTTAGATAAGACTTTCGAAGACAGCCGCCGCGTCGCGGATGCTGCCGGTTTTTGCGAGACGTTTGCGCGCTTCGACGGTGGCCTTTGTCTGAGTGTTCATCGGCCGTGGGGCCGGCGCACTTGGCTTGAGCGCCTTTTCGAGCGGTTCTGACTGCTTCGGCTTCGAATTCTTCAATTCGCGCCAACGCATTGCGTCATAGGCGAGGGCAACGATGCGCGCGTCATAAGCCTGATCGATTTCCTGATCCGAGAAGTTTCGGCTTTTCAGGTAATCGCGCAGCTTTATACGATCGCGCTCGTAATTCTTCGCCTCTTTCCACTCGGGGATCAGCTCGGGGAGCATTTGCGCATTCTGTGCCACAAGGGCTTGCAGCTGCTGTTCCTGCTCAACCTGAGACTTCTGCGACATGCGCTGCATTTCTGCCTGCGCCGCCTGCAAGTCACCCATTTCGCGCTCGTAAGCCTCTTTCTGCTTCATGTAGGAAACAGGATCGGCGTCGATCAGCTCCGGCTTCGGCGGTTGCGGCATATATTGCTGCATTCGCTGAACCATGACGGGCAGAAGCTGGGAATATACTTTTTCCTGCTCCTGCGCCTGCTGAACGACAGCGTGATACTGCTTCCGCTCTTCAGCAAGGGCCTGCGTCTTGCGTGTGTAATCGGCTTGCCTGAGATAGCCGGACTGGATTTCAGATTTCGTAAGCTCGATCGGCTTGCCGTCGATCTCGACGGTGACAACCGGCTTATCGTCCTCTGAAGCGTCCTGTTTCTTCTCTGGCTCGTCGTCTGAACCTTCTTCCTCGTCGTTGTCTTCGCCTTCGGCGTCGTCTTCGACCGTCTCTGAGGCTTCAGGCTCTTCAGGCTCGTCCTTCTTCTTCGGCTCTTCCGGGTTGTCGGCGTCGCCACCGGCCAGAATTGCTTCAAAAGCAGACGCAGCCTCTTCCAGCGTTCCACCGCCGGAGGCGGCGGGAACATCCAGATCGTCAATATTCATCTTTTACTCGGGGTTGCCCAGCAACCGGCGTGCTAACGGCGGTGCAACTCTGACCGTCGCTCAGCTTGTGCCTTGCTGAGTTTCATCGCATCGAGCATCGCTGTGAGCTTATCTCGAAACGTGCGTGCGCCGCGCACTAACGCGTAGGCTTCCTCGCGTTCCTGCGGCGTCTTGTATTTCCCGTTGGCCCAGCATTCGATGTTGAACCGCTCGATATCCTCAAGCGCGATTTTGAATGCTTCAGACGTAAGGACTTGCTCGGCGGAATAGCCGAGGCGAATGATGTCGTCGTCGGTCATGCGTCAGGCGCGTCCAGCGGCGAAGCCGGCGGGAGGCATCGGCTGCGGGGCAATCGGTTGTTGCGGGGTCGACGCAGGCGGTTGCGACGACTGCATACCGATTTGAGAGAGAACTTGCGCTGATGCGAGCTTTTCCTGATCAATCAGAGCCTGCGCCAGTTGCTGAATGTCCGTCCGGGGCCGCTGCGTCATCTGAATGATGGCCGCCCAATCGACCGGCTGGCCGCCCTTGGCCGCGATCTCGGCAGCCTTCAGAATAATGTTTGCTTCCATTTCATCGCGCTTCAAATCGGCGTCGAGTTGCAGCTTTGCGCGATCAAGCGCCTGCGACTGAAGGCGGGCGAATGTCTCAGCCTGTGCCTTGGCCAGCTCAACCTCGGCAAGCAGCTGATTTGGATCTACCGACTTCGTCGGTTGCGCCATTTGCGCGATGGCGGCGTCCTGCTCGGGGCTGATCGGGGAAAAGAAGCTCTCCGGGTTTTTGAAGCCCGCCTTCCGCACGATCTGGCTCAGCGTATTCGCATACTGGCTCGGCTTGACCAGCGGATTGCCCAAACCCATCGTTTGCAGGATTTGCTCCTGCTTCTGCGCGACCTGTGTCAGGAAGCCCATCTGCTGCGCATCATCCCCGCGCCCGAGGGCGACCGAGACGACGCAATCCATATTCGCGTCCCACTGAGACACGTCCATCGGCACCCACTGGCCACGCAGGCGGACCAACAGGGGCTTGTCCTGATGGCGCGTAATCAGCTTCAACAGGCCGGCAAAAAGCTGCCTCATGCCCGTTTCAGCGAATGTGCGGGCGATTAGCTCGATGCGATCCTGCGAAGCGGATATCTGCGCATTGACCGCAGCCCGCGTCGTTGACTGGAGAACATCAGCATCCAGTCCCTGCGAGGTCGGGGTAATCCCCGTCCGCTGCGCCTTGATCTGGTCGAGGTAGTCAAGGATCGGCATCGCCGCCTGACCGACAAACGGCGTCGACAAATCCTGCACCGCGCCGGGCGTCCTCGCCCGGACAACAGCGCCTACCTCTTTATTCAGCACGTCGTCGATATTGACCTGTCCCTCGACGATGACCGTGCGCGGGAAGATCGACTGAGCAAGACTATCCAGCGTCGCGCGCAGAACATGCGACTTGATCCGCTGCAAATCCATCGTCACATCGGCAATCGAATGGCCGAATACCGTATGCGGCTCTGGATCAGGGCAGAACAGCGCAAACGGCGCGTGATCGACGACTTCGTCTTTCAGGATGTAACAGGTATCGCCAACGGCATGGATGCAGCGCAGCTCGGCAATGCCGTCGCCATCCTTGTCAATGCGAAGATAGAC